CTCAAGAATCCTCTTGGGTCTACTTGCCTTTAAGTTTAGCAAAGTCTCTGCGTTGATAAGGGTATTCCCTGTCCCGAAAAACGTGTTACCGAATTCTTGATCAAACTGTATCTGCGAAGTATTAGAAATTGTCTCTTCTTTCCATGCTTCGTCGCGACCAGGAACATCCCACCAGTCTACACGGAAAGGTTTATATTCATTTACACCTTGTACAGCACCCTCCCATATCTTATGAAAAGGATTACCGATGCCGTTGGCAGTAGAAGTAATAATCACCTTCGTATCTTTACCCGAAGAAACTACAGGATATGTTGAAGTATAAAACTCTGCTGCCCTTTCAACAAACGCAAACTCGTCAAGGAACAGTAAGTTTACGGACTGACCACGAATAGATGATCCGGAGGTAGCAGCGGCGAATATCTTTGAGTTATTACTAAACTCTATGCTGCCCTTGTTCAGAACTTTACATCCTGGTTGTAAATAGAAAGGCAGGTTTTCAAGCATAAGAGTTACACGAGATAACATCTCCCGAGCAGTTGCACCTTTGTTAGCGAGAACAGCAACAGTTTTCTCAGGATGAAATATAGCATACCAAAGAAGATACGCCACCGAGGATATAGACTTTCCGGATTGACGACAAGCAAGTACAACAGTGAAGCGATTATCATTAAATTTCTTGAACATTTCTTCCTGATATGGATATAACTCAAAAGGCACTAGACCGTCGTTTAGATTTATAATCTTCAAATGATTAGTAGCAAAGTGTGCGGGGTCTGCCATACACTTAGCATACTCAGCGACCTTTTCTTGCGTCCAATCCTCCTGCACGCCATCTTTTTTGACATGAGGATTACCAAGATAGTGAGTATCGTGTTTAGACTTGGTCGTGTCCTGAATCTGTGAGGGCATCATGTTGAGGAGTAATATCCTTTTCGTTCACTTTCTTCAACATGCGTTGAAGGTCGGTAGTTGAACCGATAAAAACATTTGTGGTCTCTTGCTTGTTAGGCAAAGCAGCGACATCATATTTCTCTATCTCTTTCTTTTGCTTATGAAGATTCATGAGTTGATGAGAAACATCAGAGGTATCTTTTATAAGTTTAGCAAGAACTTCATATGCTCTTGGATGTTCGCTTTGTTTGGCAACTTCAATCATTTCTTCTACACCATCTCGACCTTTACAGATCAGATCGTATAGAGTCTCTCTCGCGAATTCGTAATCGTTCTCTTTATCTTCACTCATATGAATGTGGCAAACTTATTGGACTATCACTATCTAGCACACTATCTGCTAGAGTGTAATCAGAATCAGGAGAAATTGGTCTTGTTGTAGTTTGACTCCTAACAGTCTCTAGATACCTATCTGAGTCTAAAGAGTTTACGTCCATATTGAATAGGTCTGCATCTACCCTTGTAATAAGAGGAGATTCTGTCGGTTTTGGACCATAAAAACTAACCTTCATATCAAAAGTAAGAGTGTATATAATAGTTCTTCTGTCCTCCATTTGTCCTTCAAAATTATCAGTGAAGGCGACTGACTGGAGTATTACAGGAACATCTTCTTTTATATCTGGATAATCTTCAATGGGTTTAAAACTTACTGTATATTGTGGAGCAAAGTAAGGTAATATCTGCTCTACTACTTGTAGTGCATCATTGTGTTGCTTGGCATAGACGTTTAACTCGAAAGTTATGATGTATGGAGTTGCTGTATAAAATTTGGCGCCCTTTTGGTTGTCTTCAACACCAGTTTTAGTAAAATAATTCATCTTTGGTAATTGGCGTTGTGCATCATATGTAATTGACAAAACTTCAAAAGACATACGAGGCAGTTTAATTGCCAATTGTCTTTCGTTATCCTCGCCCTGATTCATCTCGTTAATACGTTCTAAGAACTTACGAGCAGGGGCATATGCTAGAGGAACTTTTTGCTGGGCATAAACATTGTTTCCATCACGGCGAATCATGTATAGGTTGTTAAACATCGCACCAAATACTGCGACGCACTTCCTAACTCTCTCGTGATAAAAATGACCGCCAAACATTAACTAAAATCTCCGAATGGATTGTCTTCGCTAAAATCTACAAACTCTAGTACAGAAACATCAAAGTCAGTGACGTTACTTCTCCAACCATCAGTTGCTCCTGTTGGGTTAGCATCGCCTCCTGCTGCTCCTGACTGAATCTGTTGTAGTTCCATAACAAGAGTTGGGGTAGCGATCGAAGTTCTAACTCCCACACTATCTCCATTATATATTTGGCGAGTAGTGGTAAAGGTTTTATATTCCCCAGAAGTGTTACCCACATTAGCAAGTCGCATTACATTATCAGAATCAGACCAGTGTACGACTTCACCAGTAACAACGTAATCGTCGAATGCTTGAGTAACTCTTTCGCCTCTAGTGAATCCGTTAGAGGCAGAGTCCATAGTAAGTTGCCACTGATATGCAGCAAACTCTTCAATATCGTCAATGCCTTGATATGTACCAGTGCCAAACCGTTCTCCACTGTACTCGAACAGTTCTACTCTCATTCTGAATACAGGAAGTTGCCCTAACTGATAGAAAGGATTCTCGTCCTCTACCTTCATAATCTCAAAGGTAGAACCAGACAGCGGAATATGAATCAGATCGCCTTCGCGAGGACGATAGAATACATTGTCTTTGGTTTCTTGATATTGACGAATTTCGCTATTGAATCTTCTGCGTGCCATAACCAAAGTAGCGGCATCGCGAATCTCTACACCAAACTTTTGAAAGAGGTCTCCCTCTCCATCATATCCTTCTACGTTTTCAACATAGACTTCTACTTTAAATGCGAATTTAAATTCAGAAAGAATCTCGTCGTTGAAAACCATATCTCTGGAAACAACTTCTCGGGGCAGATAATAAACATCTTGCCCGTAGAACTTGAGCGATTCAACGATTAGATTTTCGTAGAGACTTTGTTCAGATCTTACGTTGTGGCGAAAGTGCACTGAAGTTGCCATGACGTTATCCTACGAAAAAGTCTGGCGGCACTTCCTGTTCGAGACGCATTCTTTCTCGAACCTTTTCTTGTTCTTCTCTGCCCTCTTCGATATAGCGAGCGCCACTAATAGTGACGCCGCCAGGAAGTTGCATACCTTCAAACTTTGACATATTTTGCCCCCACTGCTCTTTAATTAGGGCAGTGGTATAGTCCTTAATAAACATATCATTGTATACGCTGGTATGCGCTGTTGGATCAACGGTTTGATAACATTCAATGGCGATATATTTACCAGCACTCAATGTACCGTCCTCTATATCGCTATGCAAATATAAACGATTTTGCCGACGTGCAAAAGTAATTAACGGGAGACCATTGACTTTCATATCAATCAACTCCATGTACTGGCGAATCTGATCATAGTACGCCAGTCCACCAACGCCAACATCAGCAAGTTGATGAAAGTCGCTCATAGCAAATTGGTAGTTGAATGAAAAGAAATTAGAACTGTTAATGACCGAAGCACTAACAGGGAAAAGTTTTGTTACATACAATATATTTGTAGGTAGAGTAATATATTTGTTTGTAATATCAGACGATGTTAATTGATGTTCGTAATAAACGCGAATTGTTGCGTCGTGATGAAACTCCTGATACAACTGAATGGCATCATCGATCTTGTCTTCAATTTGATCTTCATCAACGTTGACTTCAATAACTGGTTCACCCAGTCTTCGAAGACAAAATTCGATCAGGTCAGCGCGAGATGAAACTACCGCCATTTTATGCTCCGTTCAGCAATGTACCAGCAGAGTCGTAAATTCCGATACCATTAAAACCATCAACTGCATCTACGTTGAGGTTTGTTACTTTAGTAGTTGACGCAACAGTAAAAGGTGCCGTACCTGTCGTGTTGCTAAAGTTGACAGTTGCGCCAGAGGCAGCAGTAAGTGTTGTTCCGCTATTAAAAGTCAACGTACCACTTGTGTAGTTGTCGGAAGCGTCGCTTACAATAAACCCTAAGTTGTTAACAAAACTCTGTGTTACACGAGCATCGATAGAACTATCAACGTTGTTGTCATCGATAAGCGGCACCCAATTACCTGCGTGTGCAAAGTAACCTTTACCCGTAGCATGAACATGAGCAAACATACCATGATAAGTTGAAGCATCTGGTAAGTCGCCAAAAGTACTGTAGAGATTCCCAAACAGGACTTTATTACCACCCATGTCTAGATCGGAACCTGTGATTTCAGTCCTTGCTCTTGCATTAGTATAATATAAGTTAGTAGCACCTTCTGACAAAGCATCCGTGGTTCTTGTTGTAGTGAAATCGCTATCAATCTGACCTTGCACTTTTACTGAGTCATACGATTCTACTGTAGCAAAGGAAAGAGTACCAGATCCATTGGTGGTAATAAACTGATTAATCGCCCCATCAGTAGTAGGGTAAGTCAATCCATTTAAAATTGCACCATTGGATGCAGTCAAAGTATTCGAGAAAGTCTTTGCGCCACTAATCGTTTGAGTGGTGTTTAAAGTTACATAAGAACTTGCTAAGGATGATGAGAGGTTGGAAACGTCAGAATCTAATGCCTGAAAGTTCGAGTCCAACTCTGACAGAGTTAGAGCAGAACCTTTTGTTAAACGTAGAGTGAGATCGGCCATACCATCATATCCTCAGGCAAATTAAGGGGAAGGATGTCCTTCCCCCCATGTGAAAACTTCATATTAAAACCTCAAACTGATACTCAGTTTGGTGCTTCGTATGTCAGTGAAGAAATGCTAATTGTGTCGCCAGCACCGATAGAGGTAGATGACAAGATAATGTCGCCACCGCCACCAGTAGCAGTAACTGAACCAGTGAAGCAAGAGTCGCCAGCACCAGAGAATACAGTAAACTTAGTTACAGAACCTGCTTTGCAGTTAGTGTCGTCAGTGATTGAAGCAGCAGTAGCGATACCAGAAGCAGAAGCACCGAAGGCAGTTGCACTAAAAGTAAGTGAAGCAACTACGGAATCGCTTGATCCACCGTCCTGGAATTTAATACTACCAGCACCGCCAGCGTCAATCAGATCAACAACATAATCCGCAATACCGTTGCGAACATCAGTTGGGTGAGTAACAGCCATTTTAATCTCCTTTTAGGATGTTATTACTTTTGTTTATCCAATTCGCGCAACTTGTCGTCGGCAACAAGTTTTGCGATTTGCTCTTTCGAGACTTTTGCGGTCACTTTCACCTCTTCACGAGTGCCATCCTTTCGGATAACAGTGGCAGTTCCCGTCAACTTTCCAAGACCAGTTTTAGTCTTAATACCCATTATTTATAATCCTCAATGATTTAAAAATTATTTAGTCACACTTTTAGACACAATTAATTTGCCTTCTAGTATTCTTTCAACATACGGTAATCCTGAGTCAGGATCAGTATATTCAATTTCCACGTCATACACATACCTTCTCCTAGACAACGAGTCGGTCTGAGTGTTCGATAAGATTATATCTATAATCCCGTTACTAGAAGGTGAAATAACTCTGGCATCAAAAGAAACCTCCTCAGAAGAATCAGCGCCATAACTGCGATTAATTTTTCCTCTTACAGTGGTATTAGCCAAGTCTCTATAAGATGCATCTGCATTAAGAAGTCGCAAACGCCATCTAGCATCCGCTCCTTGGTCTACATATAAATCTTCGTATAGTGCCATTTGTTATTCCAACTTCTACAATGTTTCTATTTATACTTCAACTTGACCAAGCGGTCTTCTGATAGTAATAGTTGATAATGGTGGTTTCTTAATTCTAAATGCTTTAACGAGTGGGACAACTTCTGTAAGTTCTGTTCTATCGGCAATACCTGTTACATTTGCTACGCCCACTTCATCAGCAGTTAGATCTGCTTCAATACTGATAACTGTTCTCTTGGTAACAGCATTAACAGTTGAAGGTTGTGCATCTATAACTGCTACGCCATTACTGTCCGGAACACCAGTTGCTACGACTATAATTCTTTCTGCGACACCTGAGGCAGAAGATGGTCCTGCTTCTACAGATAATCCACCTTGGTCGTCGATCTCACGTTCTGCTACACCAGCAACTCCGGAAGCACCAACTTCAGCAGCAGTCAGATCTGCCTCAACAACTACAATTATCCTTTCAGCAGAGCATACTACTGTAGCATCTTGAGAAACAGCGGTGCCAGAACCAACTACGGTTCTTTCGGATACACCAGCGACAGTAGAGGATTGGGCAGCAGGAGTTGCATCAGTGTCAACAACAGTTCTTTCTGCTACACCAGCAACATCAGATGCATCCGCTACCACCAAAGCAGCGTATTCTGTTACAACTTCACGTTCGCCGTTACCAGTTACAGAAGAAACACCAACTTCAGCAGCAGTTAGGTCTCCGTCTACTATTACAATTGTTCTTTCAGCAGAGCAGACTACTGTAACATCTTGAGAAACAGCAGCACCAGAACCAACTACGGTTCTTTCAGATACACCAGCAACAGTAGAGGATTGAGCAGCAGGGGTTGCATCAGTGTCAACAACAGTTCTTTCTGCTACACCAGCAACTACATTGTTAACAGTTGGTCGCAATGCGTGAGTAGCGAGATTATCATCGATCTCACGTTCTGCTACACCAGCGACTCCTGATGCGCCAACCTCAGCAGCAGTCAGATCCGCTTCAACAGATACAATAGTGCGTTCAGATACACCAGCAACAATAGAAGATTGAGCAGCAGGAGTTGCATCTACATCTACAACAGTACGCTCTGATATACCAGCGACTGTTGCATCTTGAGAAGATAGTGTAACTGCTGATCTAATTTCACGCTCTGCTGTACCAGAAACCACTACATCTTGGGCAGTAAGTGCATTCCCAGTATCATCATCAATCTCACGTTCAGCAACACCTGCTACGCCAGAAGCACCGACCTCAGCAGCAGTTAGATCCGCTTCGACAGATACAATAGTGCGTTCAGCGAGACCAACTATTAAGTTGTTCGTGGTTGGTTGCAAAGCAGCAGAAGTTAATCTTCCAATATTAGCAGATACACTTATTGAAGAACTCTGTGCTTGTAAAGCATTACCAGCATCGTCATCGATCTCACGTTCTGCTACACCAGCAACTCCGGAAGCACCGACCTCAGCAGCAGTTAGATCTGCTTCGACAGAAACTACTTTTCTTTCTGCTATACCAGCAACAACGTTGTTGACAGTTGGTTGTAATGCGTGAGTTACACCACCATCTTCGATAATGCGTTCAGAAGATCCTGATACTGCTACATTTTGTGCCTGAATAGTAGCAGATTGAGAAACGACAATTCTATCAGTTGTTCCAGATACGGAAGAACTTTGCATTTGAGGAGTAGTATCTACATCTACAATACGTCTTTCTGCTAGACCAGATATTACAGATTGAGAAGACTGTTGTAATGAACCAGATGCTGTTTTTTCTGCTACACCTACACCAGCAACTACATTGTTAACAGTTGGTCGCAATGCGTGCTCAACGCCATTATCTTCTACAACACGCTTTGCAAGATCTTGTATAACAGATGGTGATGCATTTAGAGCAGCAGAAGTAACTCTTCCTATTTTAACATCAGCGACTACATCAGCGTCCTGAGCAGCAAGAGTTCCTGTTACCGTTACAACTTCACGTTCACCGTCACCCGTTACTGCTGATACACCAATTTCATCAGCAGTCAGGTCTGAATTCGTGACTAGTATTATTCTTTCTGCGACACCATAGACATTATTGTTTGCGCTTGGTTGTAATGCATGTGTAACACCACCATCTTCAATAATGCGTTCAGATAGACCTACAACGGGGATTTCTATGTTGTCATGAAGATCTCCAGATCCAGTTATAATCCTCTCTGCTACACCAGAAACAATATTGTTGTTAGTTGGTTTAAGTCCATCAGGGAGAGTAATAAGGGGTCTTATAATAACTCTTTCAGCAACACCAGAGACTACTACATCTTGCGCAGTGAGTGCATTACCACCTTGATCATCAATTTCACGTTCAGAAGTAGCAGAAACAGAAGAAGATTGTGCACTTAAAGATCCAGAAGAATTTATAGTTCTTTCTGAAATACCAGCAACAACATTATTCGTGGTTGGTTTCAGGGAAGCAGAAGTAATTCTACCATTATTACCAGATCCGGAAACAGTTGAAGACTGTGCAACAAGCGTAGTATCTATATTAACAATACTTCGTTCAGCAACTCCAGCGACTACATTGTTAGCAGTTGGTTGTAATGCGCCTTGAGCAGTTCTTTTGGTTTGTGCTACACCAGCAACTACATTATTAGTTGTTGGTTGTAACGAACCAGATGAAGTAATTTCTCTTTCTGCTGCGCCAGAGATTGTGACGTCTTGAGCAGTTGGAGAACCACTCGCAATACGAGTGGCAAATCCAGAACCACTAACAGTAGAACTTTGTGCCTGAGGAGTAGCATCTAGTGTGTTACTAGAAATTTCTACAGTTGCTGTGACAGAGGATTGTTGCGCAGCAAGAGTAGCATCCTGGTCAACAATAATACGTTCAGCGGCACCTGTAACCAGAGAAGGAGTATCGTGTTCTACTGCTGAAACAACAGTTACAACAGAACGTTCACCATCACCAGCAACGTCTACAATAGCAGAAGGACCGTCATGTAGATCTGCTTCTAAAACATTAACTGTTCTTTCAACTACTGCGGAAACAGTTGCATCTTGTGTTTGAACAGCACCTGAACCCGTTTTGGTTACTTCGGCAACGCCACTAACGGATGCATCTTGCGCGACTAATTCAACGACAAGTCTATGCTCGCCGCCTACATATCCAGGATCGTGATACGTGTCTGCAACGTATGGGATAAACTGTGCTGATGATGCCAAGGTTCAACCTTCTTATAGTTGTTATTATCAGTACAACTACTATTTAGGCAGTTTCGATTTCCTCGAGAGTCATTTCTGCCATTTTTCCACCTGTTTCATCTGGCATAAACATAAACCCTAATGTCATTCTCCAGCAATCGGTATAAGCGCAATGGTATAACACCTTGTCTGGTTCTTCATATGAACCATAGTATCCGTATTTACATTGCCATCCTTTAACATCAGGAATAGTAACTTTTTCTTTGGTTATTGGATCGAGGTGTTTCCAATATCCTTGACCTTTTTCTGACCAAGTGAATATAATATTATATCCAGGAGCATTTGCATTATTATGCCAAGCAATGGATCCTCCTGGCGGATAAAGAAGAGAAAGTGCTGTATTATGCGGTGCTAGTATCTCTACTATTTTTTTCTCTACTGCTTGATGTTTTTCTTCTATATCGATCCAAAGATCAAGGTTTTCGGTTTTCCAGTGTCCGAATTGTAAATCAACTCCGCATGCATGTTCAGGATGTCCTTCATGAGCTCTCCCTCGATACATTACGTTTTCAAGATACTCGTCCGAAACACCATATTTGTCTCCCTTATCTACTTGATCAAGAGAAGCCACTAGTTGACTATAACTCTTACTTACTTCTTTTGCGAAAGTCTCAAATTCTGCTAAACATTCAATAACTTCAGGGTTTCTTATGACAGCATTGTTCATGCAATTCTTAAGAAATGGTAAATAACTCATAATTTAACTCACTCTAACATATAATGTGTACGTTTCAATGTTTGCAGGAGTAGCGATAAGGGTGTCACCAGCAAACTGAGTAGAAAATGTTCTAACTCCTGCGAATTGTGC